ATATTTGTATCTAAACCTTATCAAAGTGGATTTTGGTATTATACTCCTAGTGACTATCACGGATGTTTACAGTACTGTGATTTAGAGGTAGAGGTATCTAACTACCATATCAATAATATAAAAAATGGTCTACAGCCTAGCTTGTTTATTAATTTCAACAATGGTATTCCTCCAGAGGAGACTCAAGAAATAATAGAAAGCAAAATAAACGATAAGTTTGGAGGAACAAATAATGCAGGTAGAACAATTATAGCTTTTAACGAAGACAAAGATAGTTCTGCAACTATAGACCCTATACACTTACCAGATGCTCACGCACAATATCAGTTCTTAGCTGATGAAAGTAGAGAGAAGATAATGTTAGGACACGGAATTGTATCTCCTATTTTATTAGGTATTAAGGATAACACAGGTTTTGGTAACAATGCAGAGGAATTAAGAACTGCATCTATACTTATGGATAACTTTGTTATTAGACCTTTCCAAAAAGATTTATTAGATGATTTCTGTGAGATATTATCTGTAAATGGAATATACCTAAACTTATACTTTGTTACTTTACAACCTATTGAGTTTACAGAACTAGACAACATCTCTACTAAGATTAAGAGAGAAGAAGAAACAGGAGAGAAGCTAAGTTCTCAAGAAGAGCCAACAGACTTTTCTGATGAAGAAGGAGATGATATGTTAGAGCAATTAGAAGGCTTAGGAGAGATTATAAGCGATGATTGGGAGGTTATACATACTGAGAAGTATGCTGAGGAGTTAAGTGAGGTTAAAATGGCTGAAATTAAGTCTAGCAACAAGTCATCTAAAGAAGATAGTGAAATCTATAAAGTTAGATACGCTTACATGCCTGTAAGAAAATCTCCAGATAGTAGAACTTTCTGCAAGAAGATGGAAACGTTTACAGAAAGAAAGATAGTATTTAGAAAGGAAGATATTAATATGATGTCTTTTAGAGGTGTAAATAGTGAGTTAGGTCATAACAGACAGAACTATAGTTTACTAAAATTTAAAGGAGGTAAAAACTGTCATCATTTCTGGGAATTAAGAGTATACAAGTTGAAAGGAGATAAGAGAGTAGACCCTAATTCGGCTTACGAGAAAGGTTTAAAAGAACCTAACAATCCAAGTGAGATGACTGAAAGAATGATTGATAGACCAGACAGAGGGGCTTATCCAACAAATAAAAAATAAGATATGGCGACTAAAGCATTATTTATAACATTAAATGACTTAAAAAGAAAGTCTATTATATCTGGAAATACAGATGATGATAAGCTAATACAATTTGTAGAGGTTGCTCAAGATTTGCATATCCAAAACTATTTAGGTGGAAACCTATACGACAAGTTACAGGACTTGATACTAACAGATACTCTTGATGATGTTACTAACGTTAACTACAAAAATTTAATTAATCAGTATGTAAAGCCTATGTTGATTTGGTTTAGCCAAAGTTCTTACTTACCATTTGCCTCTTATAATATTGGTAATGGTGGTATCTATAAGCATATTGGAGATAACAAACAGGCTATAGATAAAGATGAGTTAGTACATTTAATGGGTAAAGTTAATGAGACTGCTGACTTTTATACTAGGAGATTTTTAGATTATATGGATTACAATAACAATCTGTTTCCAGAATATAACACATCTACAAACGAACAGATGAGTCCAGATACAGATTCTAATTTCTCTGGAGGTATATTTTTAGGATAGTATGAAGAAAAAGATTTATAAACCAAAAGACTCCAATGTTAAGAAGATGGAGATATTGTTTAAAAAAATAAAAGAAAAAGATAATGGCAAACGAAATATACGATAGTTCTTGGTGGGGTAACACAATAGATACTGCATCTTCTATTGGAACATCAACTGAAATGATACAAGGACAGTTTAATATGAATGACAGACAAGAAGTTGAAGCAGTTAAGTGTTTAGCAGATTCAATACATACAATAGGAATACAAGATATACAAAACTAAAACAATGGCAAAACCAAAATTAGCATTAATACCAGCTGCACAAGGCTCAAAGTTGTTTTCTGTACTACCATCAAGTGGTGTAGGAGATTTTGACTTTAGTAGAAGTGGTAAAGCAACAAGAATAAACTCACAAGGACTAATAGAAGAAGTTGCAAACGGACAATCAAGATTAAACTATCCAATGATTGATGGTAAGGTTGTAGGATGTCCACATCATATTTTAGAGCCAGCTAGGACTAATTTGATTGGCTATTCGGAAGATTTTAGTAATTCTGATTGGACTAAATTTAATTCATCTGTTATCGCTAATAGCATTATATCCCCAGACGGAACTTTAAATGCAACTAAATTAACTGAAGATACATCAAGTTCAACACATAGAATATATGATACTATTATTACATCATCTGGAGTTGTTCATACGCAATCAATATTTGCTAAAAGCGGAGAAAATGGAAGGTTTTTAAGAATATTTAGAGGAAGTGGAACTTATAACTATGCAGTTTTTGATTTAGATAACGGAACTGTTTTTTCGAAAGGTGGTTCTAATATTATTAGTGCAAAAATAGAGAAATACCCAAATGGGTGGTATAAATGTTCATCTACCTTTACAACTCAATTTAGTAATATTGCAACTTATTACGGATTACAAAATGGAAGTTTAGATTCTTATATTGGAGACGGAACAAGTAGTATTTATTTATGGGGAGCGCAATTAGAAGCTGGCTCATA